ACCAAAGGTCTAAAGAATATATAAAGTATTTTTTTTCATTGTTTACGCCTTCTTCATCAATAAAACTGTGAGTTGAGTAAACGTCTGTGTATGTAATATTGTCAGAATCATCATATTGCGGACTTACGTATAAAAGTTTTCTAAAGTTTAAAAATACATCATCTGTTACAGCTATAACTTTATATAAATCTATATTAATATGTAACTTTGATAAAGCATCATCGGATTCTGCTATACGAACTATAGCTCCTGAATCGTTTGCACAATCTTTATTAAAGATAAAATGTTTAGCCATTAACTTTCCTCTCCAAATACAAGTAAATGTCCATTAGCACCTACATTTCCAGGGTTAATTTGCAGTACACCATTTCCACCTTGAGATGAAAATAAATTTGCTGTTTGAAATCCGCCATTAAAACCTAATGGTAAAGGATTAATTGCGGCGGGACCTGATGAAGTTCCTGGATTACCAGGACTACTAGGACTATTTTGAGCGTGAGAGCTACCATTGCCCCCATTTACTGTTGCGAAGTTTGCAATAGAAGTTGCCCCACCAGCTCCTCCACTTCCACTTGGCCAGTTACCTGCATTACCTCCTCCACCAATTGAATAAGGTTGAGAAAACGGAGCAGCAACTGCTCCTGTAGCAAGTACTGTTAAACCATCTCCAGCGTTACCTGATGTTTTACTAGGGCCGCCTGCACCTGTTCCTCCGCCTCCTGAAGACATGATGGCTGTAAGGCTATCTGTTCCAGCGGGTGGAGTAAATGTCCCTGAAGCAGGGCCGTCTCCGATTATTAAAGCAGCTACCCCAGCTCCTCCTGCTGCACCCGAAGATGCCGATGTAATTCTTCCTTGTGCATCTACTGTTAAACTTGTTGTAGTATAAGCTCCTGCAGTTACTGCAGTGTTGGCTAATTGATCTGCTCCTACTGCGTCATCAGCAATTTTAGCTGTAGTAATTTGATTGTCTGAAATTTTAGCTGTAGTAATTTGATTGTCTGAAATTTTAGCTGTTGTAATTTGATTGTCTGAAATTTTAGCTGTTGTAATTGCGTTGTCTGCAATTTGTGCTGTTGCAATAGTTCCACCTAAAGTGTTTAATGCAATTTCATTTAAATTAGTTCCATCAGAATAAGCTGCTACAATAGCCGCTTCTCCTGCTGTAAAACCTGTACCAGAAACTGTTTTAATAGTTAAGTTAGTAACTCCTACTACAGCACTTAAATCAATAATATAAAATTTTTCTAAAGCGTCTGGGATAGTTACTGTAGAAGCTGATGTAAGAGTTCCAGTGAACTTTAAAATCATATTTCTTGCGTTGGATACGGCTCCATCCGTCAATGCAAGAGTAACTGTTCCTCCATCGCTTAAAGCAATTGATTCGTAACCAGCGGCTACTTGATTAATTAAATTTAAATTTGTATTTGTTTTATCTCCCCATGTACCAGCGTTTTCGCCAGTGACCATAAGCTCTAAACCGAGATCTGAATAACTTGATGCCATAAAATTTTATGCTCCTGTTTTTATATTAATATTTTACTATAGTTAAGCTGCAAGATCAACTGGCGACCAGGTTACTTCTGTCCCTACGTCTACTTCAGCCCATGCGATTACATTAACCCCCCCTGTAGAAGCTGTCAATCCTACGCCTGTAGGAACCACAGTGGATCCTCCTATAACTACTACATTTCCAGGGGTTGAAAAAGTAGCGGAAATTCCAGATACATCGTATCCAGAAACTGGAACACTATCTCCAATAGCAAAAGTAGACTCTATGCCAGTAAGTGAAACGTTTGCATCTCCTGTTATCTCTTCTGAATTACCTAAAGTCATTTGAAGAGAAGTTCCTGTTACAGGGACGTCTGTTTTTAACCCTGCTTCAGCGGCACCTATAGTAGTAGATAGCGCTATTCCTGTTAATTCAACTAACCCTGAACCTACGATAGAGACATCCTCTAAAGTAGTTTGAATTAAGAAGCTGTGTGCAATTTCGTTATCAGAAGTACCTGAGGTTCCTACGGGAGTAATGTCTGCAGATAATTCAATTCCTGATACTGCTACCACCACATCGGTAAAGGCATCTTCATTACCTATAACTACTGATAAGGATATACCTTGTAGTTGAACAGAATAATTATCTCCCCATGCAAAACTTCCCCAAGTTTCTCTACCCCATCCTGCACCGATTAAATATTGATCATCGATAGTAACTCCAGTGATATTTGTAGACACAGGACTACCTGTTACAGGGACACCAATTCCAATACCCTCATTACCTGTAACAATGTTAAACCCAATACCTGTTACAGATACATCAGCAGAAGCTCCTGCTACTACTCCTTGAAGAGTGAATGTTGCGGATAAAGTGGTAGGTTCAACATCTGCATTTGCTTCAGTGGTTACTGAAGATATAGATGTTTGTGCGACAATGGATGAGGCAACTACGGTTTCACCAGATAGGTCTCCCCATTCCGATGCCCCCCAAGTTTTATTGCCCCATCCAGTTGCCATTATTCATGTTATTTCTCTATTACGCTATTCTTATAATCGCTTGCGTATCGTTTGCGTTCGGGAACTGAATCGTAAATGTTCCAGCTGTTGCAGTTTTATCTCCGCCAAAATCTAGAACACATACAGACGGATCGCCTGCTTCAGTGTCATTATAAATTAAAGCTCCTCTTGCTGTTAAAGTAACTCCCGTAAAAGATAGATCATCAAAATCAACGAAAGCAGTTGCTCCGTTTACAGATACTAAAGCAGTAACTAATGCTCCGCCACCTGCTGCGTATTCACCAGAGTCTGGAACTTGTCCTCCGATACCTACTACATAAGAAGTAGTATCTGCTCCGATAGTTGCAGCACTTGTGTATAGTGCTAATTTAAAAGTATCTCCGCCTGCTGCTACGAAAGTTTGTGATCCTTGTAACAAATCTTCTTTAAAAGAATTTGTGATTGCGTTTGTTGTTATTGCCATATTTTTTCTCCTTGTTTAATTTTATGGTGATGGAGAGGACACTTTAACTCGTGGCACTCCATCGGTATATTCGTCTCTTCTTCGTCTGCCCATTTGTTGTAGAGCAAATTGTTGCACCTGTTCATTATACTTGTCAGAATACAGTTTGTACATATCAGCGGGTCCTTTTAAATAAGCAAAAGACTCAACTAAAACTCCGTACAATAGTAATGATTGCTGGTAGGTAGATAAGTAAGTAGTGTTAGAACTCGTAAAATGAGGGGGATATTTAATATAATTAATTTGAACTTGTCCAGCTGCTGCCGTGGCATCTGGTGTTGGGGCTACTAAAAAATTATTTTCATCCCAATTTGCATAATATAAAGGAGAGCCTGTAGCTCCATCATTATTATATTCAGAGATAAAACTAGTGTCTCTTTTTTCTAAAAAAGTTCTAGTATTTGATATAATAGTCTGTACGGATCTTAAAACAAGTATATCAGAAGGTAAAGATATATATCTTTGACCAGATATAAAACTAGCAATTGAGTATTTTCTTAAATCATCATAATCTACTTTTCCTGCAACGTCTAATTCAACATTAGTAATAAATTGATCTAGTAAAGTATCCGTTAATACATTAGAATCTACTTCTGTATAACTTCTTATTTGAGCTAAAAAATCTGTGTAACTAATTGCCATTATGATATCCCTATAGTTACTTGCCCTACTTGAGGCAATAATTGTCTATTTCTGTTTTCTTGTGCTCCGTTGTCAGGTTGCATTCCATTAGAACTAAAAGAAAATACTCCAGGTAAAGTTAAATCTACTGTAGTAAAACGAGCTCCTCCAGAATTAAAAGTAAAATCTTGAGGTCTTGAATTCTGTATAGCTATTCTATCAGCGGAAATAGTTTTTCTTCTTATCTGAGGTTGTTTTGACTCATATTCTGAAATGTGAACTAAAGAACCATTCCATTCCCTAACCATTTCATTATAAGGAAAGGCTAATCCAGATCTATCCGATATGGATTTAGAAAACCTACCTGTAGCCCATCCTGCCATTATACGCCATCTCCAAAATAACTTTGAGGAGAAATATATAAAGAAGTTCTTCCTCCATCTTGATCTAAAGCTCTTAATAATTCGTCTTCATAAACTTGTTTTAGAATTGCTATTTTGTTAGGATCATAATTAAAAGACAGATAGTATGCCAAGCCAGAAATCATTGCTGGAATAAATCTAAATACAACATCTGCTGTATTGGTGTAGGATCCAACATCCTCAATTCTATTAATAGAATAATATTTTAAATAAGTGTAAGTAATAGTATCTGGAGCTTGGTATAAATAAATAGCAGGAACAGTTAATCTATCCACATAATACATAGAAGGTTGTCCAGTGCTTAATTTATTAGGTAAAGCTGCGTAAGCAGATCTGTCTATTTTAGTGATAGATACGTCTTGAGTATTAATGTTATCGCCTCCTCCTCCAGTAGTAGAAACATAGGCTTCTAAAACATCACTAACATCTGTAGGTGTGGTATAACTAGCTTGACCAGAGACAAGAGCAATTTCATTAAGAGCAACTTTCCACATATGCACTCCTCTATTACCCCAGTCTGAAAAAAGTATATTCAAGTTTCTTCTAGCACGTTTCATGTCATTACCAGAATTAGGTCTTATACCATTTCTATTGAAAGCTTCATCAATAATGTCATCTATGCTTAAATTAAAAGAAGTAGTTCCAGAAGTAGCCATTATTTTTTAAATTCTTTCTTACAGGCGCATTCATGCGAACACGAACACGGGACAATGCATAAAATTTTACAGATAAGCTTTTTTATATACTTAATCATTTATATCTCCTCTATAGTGGCCACTTTAAGAGTGTTTAGTTTCTCTTCTTTGCGGTTGTACAACTTTTTAGATTGTACCACTTGAGGTCGGTAAGTTCTAGACCTTACTTTTTTTGCTACTGGGTTTGATTTGTTCTTTATAAATGGTTCCATGCGTCTTTTTAATAACTTTTTTATATTCTTTTGAATCTTTAGAACCAAGCCCTGGTTCTAATTGTCTAGATATCTGTCCTCTTGATATTACCATGGTTTGTATATTACCTTATCTTCTTCTCTGGAAGCTTTTAACACACTGTTTCTATTTTTTTCTCCATTCCAAGAAACGTGTATCCACCCTGAGTTAGGCTCATCTTTTTTATAAAACTCAAGTATTAATTGATCAAATTCTAGATTATCTCTAATCCATTGAGCTAGTTCTTTATTATCTACACTGGTTATTTCTAGGTCAGCCGCTTTTCCTTCGGCATGTTGACTGCTTATTTTAGATCCAATGGCAATACACAATTCTTGAGATCGATATCCTGATGAAATTAATACTGGAGAATCAAATTGAGAGCGTATGGGCTGTAGTATATTCACGCACAATGCCTTTAAATTATCTATATGAGATGGAGACGGATTGTTAGGTATTCCTTTTCTCTCCGCTACTTGAGACTTAACAAGTTCACTTAATTGAAAATTAGCAGAAAGTTTCATTATTTTTTTTCTTTAATTTCATAGAACATATCATCGCTGTCGTCTGTTTTCCAGTCTTTGTTTTCTACGTTCCACGTGGTAGTTTGGACTTTATAGTCTGGCTTAGCGTCACTAGTAGTAAAACTAGGAATGTTCCACAGAATACGATTATTAGGCTGAGCTGCATAATTACCGTTATCAAGAGCCAATATATGTGCACACTTATGTTCATGAGAAATTTCAGAATGGTCCGTATCCAACACATTAGGTTCTGGGTGAGCCCAATCAATAGTAAATAAATATTCTCCGTGATACATTTTTTTATCTTTGCCAAAAAATTTACCACGTTGTCCATCTAAAAAAGAATAATTAGTAACAGCAGGATGATAACTAAAACAGTTCCACAACTGTAACTCGTCAACTTGCATATCGGGCACTTTGGTTCTTTGAAGATGTTTTTGAAAAAAAGCTGAGATAGGCAATCGATAGTAGACCGCACCATTCGGTAGTAAGGCGTGAAACAAGATGGCTCGGGTGGTGATTGATGCAAACCCGAAGACCACACACTCCTCACTTTCTCCATGATGACTTTTAAGATCATAAAGATACTCTTTCCTAACGGAACAATACAGTGGTGGTATATTTGAATTAAGATATGCCATAATTTCATAGAGTGTATTAACTTACCACATTAAGTACTAGATGTGAATAAACAATTAAATTTAAAAAATATTTTTTCTTGATTAACTAAAGATTCTTCTAAAATATTAATAGCTTCAATAGATAATTCATAACCAGCTAAAGCACACTCTTTATGAGTATTATATAATTCAGGGCTTTGTACCCTTTCACCACAAGCACCATAAACAACGGAGCAGGCATAAATAACTAACATAAATTTCATCTATCTGCCAATCTATCCATATGAGAATATATACGACCTATTACCTTGTCCAGAGACATTAACTCTTGTTGCATCATAGCAACGATAGTCTGTAGTTCAATTAAAGTAATAAGCACCCACGTACTTAGGCTCATTAATATAGTGCCCAATAATCCAATTAGAATCGTGTTAGTTTTCCTGCTCATTATTTTTTTTCCTTTTTTTTATTACAAACGTACAACTCTTTCCAAATTTTGTTCTCCATTCTACCAAAAAAAGTCAAAAGTTTTCTTAAAACCCAGTTTTTCATAATAACCCTCCCTATAAAATATAAGGTAAGTTTAACTCTGTTTTTTGGCTTTATCTACTGGAAGGTAATAATAATTAAACTAACATTTCCAACGTTTACGAGCTTGTCTTAATCTTGAGTTGGGGTCTTTTGCTGCTTTGGGAAATTGTTTCATTTGTCCTGCTGATCTTGCACAATAGGACTTTCGTCTTTTTGAAGCTTTACTTCCCTTTTTAACCTTACCTGTAACTGCTGTTTTTAATTTAGATCCAGGATTTTTTCTTCTATAAGACATAACACCTGCTTGGGTCATACCTGCACCAGATTTAGTAGATCTAAAATTTTTTTTATTTCTAGAAGGCATCCCTCCTTCTTTTAAAGAAGTGGTCTTCTTTTCTTTTTTTATTTCTTTATAAACTGGTATGTTTACTTTTTTTTTAGAAACAGGAACACCTTGTTGAAATTGCCTAGCCTGAATAGATAAAGGACTGTTTTGAAGCATAGGACCAGCTAAAGCCATTACCCCAGTAGCAGCTTTTAAGACAGCTTTACCTATGCCTCTTTTTTGACAACCGTATTTCATACTTACCCGTTAGTAGAAGTAAGATTAGGTCCTGAAAATTTGTCTGTTAATAATGTGTAAGCTTCAATATTTGTTTTTGTTTTAACAAAAATTCCTTTTGGAAATAAGATACCATCATCTGGAAAAGAAAAATTAATTACATCGCCACTAGGACAGTCTGCAATAAATAAAGTATCTCCAGTATTTGAAGTAGTAGTTAATTCTAAAAGACCAGCTCCAACACCATCGTTAGCAACAATAATTCCTTTTAGCCTTATTGGCTGTGCAATTACAGCTGTTCCTGTGTTACCTGCCGTAGATCTCGTTGCTTGTATATCGCCTTTAAACATAAGTCTCCTTTAGTTGTGGCTCCCGAAGGAGCCACTAATTTATTATTATTATGATGCTGATATGTTAGCTAATGTGTCTAATCTTTTCCAGTTTGTACCATCTGAAAAAGCGTATACTGCAGCACCTGCTGCACCATTATCAACATAGATTAAAACAGCGGTGTTACCAACTGCTTCTAATGAACTAGTTCCATCTGAAACAGTGTTTGCATCAACAACTGTCCAAGTGTTAGTTCCACCTTGTTGAGTGTCGCCTGCATTA